TCGGGCGTTGGTGGCGAGTTCGAGCGTTGCCGCATCGCCGATGGCCTGCCCCGCCGGGGTAACGAACACGGGGTGATCGCGGCCCTCCAGCCGGTGCCAGCCGGGACGGCTGACCACCAGGATTTCAACCTGGGGATTGGCGGCTTTTAGCAACATCAAGGCCACTAGGTCGCCATCGGCGCAGGTGCGCAGACCGGCGGCGAACAGGGCGGAGCGGATTTCCTGCGCCCCCTGGTGGGCGATGGCGGCACGGAGAAAATCCACCACCCGCAGCGTCCCCTGCATGTCGCGAACAACGACGCGCAGGCCGTAGGCGTCGTTCAGGTCAAGATAGCGCAGCCGGGACGGAATGCCAAAAGGGCTGGTGACGGCCTGCCACACGGTTTGGCCATCCTTGCCGCTCCCCATGTTGCGATGGACCATGATCTCGCCGGAACGGGAGGAGCGGCACAGGCGCAGGTCGATACCCTCGGCTCGGGGCAGCGGGTAGAGGGTGGCCATCTGCCGCACCTCGTCGTCGAAGCCGACATCCTCGGCCTCATGATCCGGCATTGCCGCTACGTCCAGCGACTTTCGCAGGGCAGCCACCTGCCGCCGCGACGTGGGGATGCCGATGCCCGCCTGCTTCCTGATGGCGGCGAACAGCTTGTCCTGCTGGAAAATCTCCAGGTTGCCGCTGGCGATCTGGGCATAGAGGCGGCCCAGGGCGATGGCATCACCGTCTTGCAGGCTTTCCACCTGTGCCATCAGGCTCTCGAAGGTGGGGGGCGCCTCGACGGCGGGCTGCACATTATAATGTGCGGCGACGGCGCCCTTGCGGAGATCGTCGTTGAAATCGTCCCCGTGCAGGGGCGAGACGATGGTGGACGGGATGTCAGCCTGATTGAGCCGGTCGGCCAGGGCGGCGGCAGCCTGTTGCCCGGCGTCGCCGGCATCGGCGAAGATGGTGACGCGGCGGGTGCCCTCGGGCCATTGCCATTGGCGGATGCCGTTGGCCGACAGTGCGGCCCAGGTGGGCACGCCGAAGATGGCCCAGGCCGACAGGGCGGTTTCGATGCCCTCGGCGACACCAAGATGGCCATCGGCCGGAAGCGGAGCCAAGCGGACAGAACCGCCATCGACCGCTCCCAGCATCTTCTTGCCCGGTGGCGCCTTGCCCGAGCCGTCGTCGAGTAGGAAGGTGCGGTGGATGCCGCCGACGGGATTGCCGGCGCCGTCGCGGACGATACCTACCAGCCCCGGCCAGCCGCGTCGGCCCTCGAAATCGGGAAGATCGTCGTGGTACAGCAGATCGGGCGAGCCGGGATCGCCAATACCACGGGCGCGCAGATAGGTCTCGCCGAGGCTGCCGGCCAGCGGTTGGACACCCCCGAGGATGCGGGCGATCTCCAGGTCATGGGTCGGCTTCGGTGTTGGCGAGCGCACCGGGGCGGGCAGATCGAGCCGCGCCAACCGCGCCGCTTCCTCGAACAATTCGCGGTCGGCGAGGCCGGTGGCGTGGTGGATCAGGTCGATGGGGCCGGCGCTTTCGCCGGTGGCGTGGTCGAAACCCCAGCCGGCATGGGCGCCGGTCAGGTGAAGGATGCATGAGCCCTCTTTGCGCGGTGACCGCCCCGACAGGTCGGCGCAGCGCAACGTCCGGCGGTCCTGCGACCACCGCGCCTGCGGAAACAGCCCCGGCAGCCAATCGGGCGCCGTTGCGGAGAGACGGTCGCGGATGTCGTCCAGGTCGAGGCGGGCCGGCGGCAGCCAGACGTCGTTGAGGTCGATCATGCCAGAATCACCAATCCTCGCTCGGCCCGGGTAATGGCGGTATAGAGCCAGCGGCGGCGGTCTTGTTCCGTGCGGCCCAAGCCATCGTCCCAAACAATGACATTCTCCCACTGCGACCCTTGCGCCTTGTGGCAGGTGATGGCCCAGCCGAAGGTGGCCTCTGCCAGCTTCTTCTTGTCGCGCCAGTCGCGGTCGTGACGATGATGGTCGAGGGCGAGGTGGTCCGCGAAGTGGCCCTTGTATATAAGGACTCGTCCGGGCTTACCGTCCTTGGCGGGCGGGCCGATGGCGACTCCCTCCTCGTCGGTGACCACCGCCGAGAAATACAGGCTGCCCTCGTCGACGATGTCGGCCAGCGACAGGAACATCCCGTTGATCAGGCCGAGGTCGTTCTGGTTTTTGAGACAGATGATCTTCTCGGCTGGCCCGGTGGGCAGGAACGATCCGCCGAAACCGGCGGCACGGCGCAGCGCGTTGTTCAACTGGAACCGGGTGGCGTTGCGGCCGCAGATGACCTGACCGCCGCGCAGGGCCTGCTGCGGGGTAACGTCGGCCATGGGCATCTTCCAGACGTGATCGTCGTACTGGCCGAAGGCGATGGGGCGCCCCTCCCTCGCCATGGTGGCGAGGCGGATGATGGCGCTCTCGGCGGCCTGGCGGTGGATCTCGGTCAGCATGATGTTGGGCGCCGCCTGGGTGAAGGCGCCTTCGCCCTTGATCGGCGGCAACTGTCCGGGATCGCCCAGCACCAGGATGGGGCGCTCGAAGCTCATCAGGTCGCGGGCCATTTCTTCCCCGACCATGGACACCTCGTCCAGCACGATCAGCTTGGCGGTGGCGGCGGGACTGTCGGGATTGAGGGAAAAACGCGGCTTCTTCATCTCGCGCACAGCTTGGCGCATGGCTTCGATGGCGGCCTCTGCCGTGGTCCGCTCAAAACCACCAAGAGTGCGAGCCTTGATCTCGGCCTCGGCGATGCGTTTCTGGGCTTCCTCGACTTCTTCTTCCGTCGCCTCGATCACGCTGTAGATCAGGCTGTGGATGGTCCTGGCCGGGGTGCCCTTGCGCCGCAGCACCAGGGCCGCCTTGCCGGTGAAGGTGGCGGTGACCACGCCGGGACGGTCCTCGGTGTGGGGTGCCAGGGCAAGATCGTCGAGGGCGAACTTCAACACCGTGGACTTTCCCGTCCCGGCATAGCCGAACAGCCGGAACACCTGCTGCTCGTCCGTGCGGTTCTGGAACCAGTTGCGGATGGCGGCGATGGCCTGGGCCTGGGTGTCGGACGGGGTGATGTCGCCCATAATCGTCACCGGGGCTGGAAGCGCTTCTCGACCTCGGCCAGCCGGTTGGCCAGGGTGCTGGCCTGGGCGATCAGGGCGGTGATGTCGGTGCGTAACTGGTCGATTTCGGGATCAGTGCGGATGGGGCCGTAGGCGGCTTCCCGGATCTGTTCGATCATTTTGCGCGGCAGCTTCAGATCCTCTGCGACACGCTGGTCGGAATAGCCGTCCAGGTACATGCCCTTGGAATCGTCGAACACCTCGTCCAGCTTGTGGCGGATGCGCATGCGTTCGTCGGGGGTGGCGGGACGGACGGCAGGGGTGGTCATCGGCATGTCCTTCCTGGCGGTTGGTTTGGTTGGGTTCGGCGCGGCCGGTCTGACCTGTGGGCAAGGGCGGGCCTTGCAGTCGGGGCAGAGGGTCAGCGGGGGCGGTTCTTGTCGCAGTCCCAGCCCTTGGCCCGCGCCATGCGCTCGACACCATCGGCGTGATGGGAGCTATTCAGGGTGAGGTCCAGCGTCTCGCCGCATTGGGCGCACCAGATGCGGGCGACGGTGCGCGGGCCGCTGGTGTCGCGCACCTGAAGCACGTCGTAGCTGAGGGGGCGGGTCTTCATCGGCAGGATCCCCAGCAGCGATCCTGCCAGGAACAGGCCCCGTGCCAGCCGCCGGCCGTCCTGCCACCGCGGCAGACCACCGAGCTGCGTTCGACGGCGGCACGGGGCAACAGTTCCTGGGCATCGCTGGCCTGCACAACCTGGACGGCGCGGTCGCTCATTGTCTGGGCCAGGGCCGCATCGAACGGCACCAACTCGCAGTGGATTTCCCAGGTATCACGGTTCAGAGCGGTGAACAGCGCCGGGGCGGGCAGATCCATGTAGGCCTGATAGAGCGCGATCTGGGCGGCATAGACCGGCTTGGACAGTACCACGCCGCGCTTGACCACATCCTTCCACGACGAGACGCCGAGCGCCTTGTTCTCCCACAGCGCCGGGTACTCCATCGCCACCGGGCCACCGACCAGGCAGCCGTCGATGTGGCCCTTGAAGCGGCCGTTCAGCACCGCGAAGCCGAACTGCCGCCCGTCGCGCCGCTCGGTGCGCAGATCGAACCCGGCAGCCCGCAGCCAAGCCGCGGCCACGTCCTCGCCGCGATGCCCGGCCTCGAAGATGCGCAAGGTGGCGGGCTCGAAGTCGCGGCCTTCATCCTTGGGGACGGCCAGATAGTCGTACTGGATCTGGCGCAGGCAATCGCGGCCGATGCCCGAGGTGCTGACGTATTGGCGAGCCGCCTGGGCGCGATTGCGGGCGGTCAGGGCTGCATCGATGGCGGCATTGACCGCCACGGTAATGCCGCGATCGCGGTCGGGTTGCTGGTACTGACAGCCGGAGCCATGGTTGAGATCAAGCATGGCGGGCCTCAGAATGGGATTTCGTCGTCGAACGGTGTGCCAGTGCGTTCCTTGACACCGGCCTGCCGCTGCATCGAGTCCACGTAGCCGGTGACGGCGGCCTCGATCAGGCGGTCGATGTCGGCGGCTGTGCGATGGAGGAATGGCTCCATCAGGCCCAGCGCCGTCAGCGCCTCGGCGAACGGGTGGCGGGCGTCCTTGATGGCCTGGGTTTCGCGGGCAGTTTTGTCGATCATGCCGTTATGGTCCCTTGCGATCTCGGCGCCGAACTGCTGGCAGCGGCGCGAGCAGAAGCGGTGGAACGGATATTCGTCGTGGCGCAGGTGGTGGACGTAGCCGAAACCCTTGGCCTCTCTGCCGCACACCACGCACAGGGTCAGGCCAGCAAGAACCGGGTCAGATCCGGGTGCTGGCCCGGTTCGTCCTTGATCCGGGAACAGCCCAGCACCACGAAGCTGCTGATGGCGGCCTGGGCCATGGCCTCCAGTTCCCACAGGGCGAGAACCCTGATGGGCTGGTGCAGTTTTCCGCGGGCTTCGAGGCATTCGCCGATCGCCTTTGCCGCCTGGCGCGTGACATGCGCCTGCCATTCGTCGTCCGTCATGGCCGGCGCGCCGTCATCAGGTGTTGAGCCATGCCGGGCCGGCGACCGGAGCCGGCTGGGGCGCGGGCGGCTGGGCGGTGGACTGTGATTGCGGCGGCTGAGTCCACGGCACGCTGGACTGCTGGGGTTGCGCCTGCGTTGAGGCAGTATCGGCAGCCCAGGCCGGAGCGTTCTGCCCGGTGGCCGTGGCGGTGCCCGGCTTGCGCGGTTTGGCGTTAACGGGCTCGGGATCGACTGTCTCGCCCTTCATGAGCACTGCGTATTGCGGCTCGTCGGGCAGCACCACATTGGCCAGCCGATTCTGGTCGCGGTACTTGGGATCGCTGGCGGGTTCGACCATGATGCGGGCGACAAAGGTGATGCCATCCAATTGCTTCAAGCCTTGCAGTACCCGCTTGGCCTTGGCGGCCTCGCTCATGTCCTTAGGGCTGAGGTTGAGGGCAGAGTCGACCATGGCGCGGAACGACGCCTTGGAGATGTTCCAGCCCTTGCTTTGCCCCTTGTCGTCCACCTTGCCGCCGGCCACGGTGAAGTTTTGCCAGAACTTCCGCCGCACGAATGGCCCCTCGACCACGGTGAATTCACAATCGAGCATCTTGGCGTCGCTTTCGGCGGCCGCCTTCAGCAACCCGGCATCCATGGGCGACGCGCCATTGGTGCCGCCCGGGCGGATGGTCATGCGCACTTTGGCGAAGGTGCCGTCGGGGATCAGGTCGCCCGAGGGCATCCGCTGGGCTTGGGCATCGTTGAAATCGTAGGACATGGGGGGGTCCTTTCAATCAGGCGGGGATGCGATTGATCTTGGACAGCAGGGCGCCGAGATCGGGGGCCTCGGTCACGTCGAGGTGGCCGGAGCGGTCCTTGGCCGGCAGGCCATAAGGGTTGCCGGAACGGCAGACCAAGCGGCGTTCGGCTGCCTTTTCGTCCAGCAGCCAGTTGCCCTCGGTATCGTGGGAGAACAGGTGCATGGAAATGACCTGATCGACGATGCCGGGCAGTTCGCGTCCCGCCTTCGATCCCTCCATCTGCGGCTGCCAGGTGGCGACGTTGAATTCGTCGGTGACCTTCTCCAGCACGCCGACGAAGATCACCGTCTTGCCGGGAGCGTGCTGGAGGTGTTTCAACGCCTGGATCACCTCGCGCCCCAGCAGGCCGTAGGCGCCGCGGATGTCGGGCTTGCCGGTACGGTCGGAGAAGGCTTCCGGCTGCTGCTTGGCAAAGGCCATGGCCTGGCGGGTCAGGTCGGTGATGGAATCGACGAAGATGATGGAGCGTTCGGCCAGAACCTCCATCACGCCACTGCCCTGGTATTGGGCTATGACGTGCTGGTAATGGCCGGTGCTGTAAAATTCAGCCGCCGCGACCGACGGGTCGGGGCCGCCGATCATCACCGCCAGATCGCGGAAGTCGGGGAAGCTCCGCACCGGAATGCTGGCCCCCGGCCAGTCCTGTACCGACTTCATGCCCGCTTCCAGATCCAGGCAGACGGTGTGG